TTAGGCTACAATCAGCCCATGAGCCCGCAGCGCGGATAGAATGGTCGCCAGCGTTGTTCGCGCTTCGACATCGATAACAGCCCCGCCGATCGGCGCCGGGATCGCTGCCTGACGGGCGGCAATCACACGCTGATCGTCCACATACAGGCCATCACTGCGCACCGCACTGTCGCGCCAGTCGGTCCCGTCATGAAAAAGTCGGTGCCCCCGGTCCGCGACATCCATCGCCACCCCCGCCCGCGCCGCCACGAACCGCCAGCCGCCCTCGCTCCAGACGGCGATCGCCCCCGCCTGCCCGGCCCAGGCCCCGCTCGCCCCCGCCGCCACGATCCAGCATTGTCCGATTTCCGGCGTGCCCGGCGGGTTCGCCACGTCCGCGCTTTCCGCCCGCCCATGCAGCAGCGCATCGACCAAGGTCAGCGCCTCATTGTGAAAAACTTCCTTCTGCGCCTGCCCTGCAAACAGCAAAGGCAGCGCCCATCGCGGCGTCATATCCATGATCATAGTCCCTTTTCAGATTTTCACAGATTAAGAGCGATCATCGCCGCCCGCCCCATGGCCAGCGTGCCGATCTGCGCCACCTCGACTGCCCAGTCCGCACCCGCGGCACCATCCGCTGCGATCATCGCCGCGTCATAGGTCCAGCCCGGCACGCCGGTTTCCACGCTCCGCACCACGCGCTCGCCGTCCAGCACCCGCACCCGATAGCGCTCGCTTTCCTCGCCCAGCGGCACGTCCCCGCCATTGCTCCAGCGCCATCCGGCCCGGCTGCGCCTGACCCAGCCGACCACCCGGCCACCGTCCTCACCCCGCACCGTCAGATGCACCGGCGCCGGCGGGATCAGCGCCTCGCCCCGGATCGGCAGCCCCGCCTCCACCGGCTCGACATCGCCCAGCCCGATCGCCGCCACCCGCAAGGTACCGCCCACATCCCCGCTCGCCCCCAGCGCCGTCAGCGGCTCGACCAGCCGATCCTCCTCGATCAGCAGGAAGCGCTCGCCCGCGCCATGCGCTGTCATCGCCCACTCGCTCCCGCGCAGCCCCCGCCGCAGCCCGCTGAGCCGCCAGCTTGCCGGCCCGATCCGCTCTGCCGCCTCATACTGGAGCAATTCCTCGCCCAGCAGGCACAGATTCCGCCCCTGCGCCAAAGCCGCCTCATCCGCGCCGCTCAGGTCCATATCTTCCGCCAGCAGCGTCACCAGCAGCGCCTGCTCCCGATCCACCAGCACCCGGCTACCGTCCGGTAGCGCCGCATCCGCCACCCCCATCACCGCCCGCCCGGCACTCCGTCCGATCGCGCTGGCCTCGCCGCTCTCGCTCATCACAAACAGCGCCGCGCTGCGCCAGCCCGCCCCGCCACTTGCCGCCGCCACCAGCAAAGGCGCGCTCGCCACCCCATCCCGTAACGGCGGCAGATCCGCCAGCATCAGCGTCGTCACCCCATGCGGCGCATCCACCTGCCGCATGATCGCGCCCGAAGACGCGCCCGTCGGCAGCGCACCGCCCGCCCCCGGCACCCGCCGCAGCGACAGCCGCACCGCCATCGCCTCCCATTCCCGCTCCTCGATCCGCCACAGCGCCGGCACATCCTCCACCGTCACCACCATGCCCGGCGCCAGCGTCAGCGCGCTCCAGTCACAGCGCAGCGCCATCGTCGCCCGCCCGGTCCATGACGCACACAGTCGCACCGCCGCCAGCGCCCGCGCATCGTCCGCGCCCATCACGACTGGCAGTTCCATCCCCTGCTCCTGCCGCCCCGGCCCCGGTCGCACTACCCGCTGCACCCCCGCCTGATAGTCCCGCGCCGCATCATAATGGCGCAGGCTCAGCGCCACCGGCACACCATCGGCCGCCCCGCCCGATCGCTCGACCGGATCGATCGCCTGCCCGTTGATCCGCCGCGCCAGCATCTCCGCGCCGATCGCCCCCTCGGCCGCGCCCGCCGCCCGCAACTGCAATCCCGCCTCCCCCGTCCCCAGCGCCAGCCCCTGCGCCTCGACCAGCGGACCGATCGCCGCCCCGATATCGGCCCCGCCCGCCGCAAAGCCATTCAGCGCCGCCAATCCAGTCCCGCCCAGCGCCCCGTCGCTCAATTCCGCCGCGACAGCCTCGATCGCCACGGCCCCCTCATCCGCCGCCACCTCAAAGGTCAGCGACGGAATCCGATTGCCATAATCGGCCAGCGCCAGATCCTCGAACAGGACATAGGCGATCCCCCGATGCCCCGGCGTCAGCGTCATCCCTTCCGCCGAAGCGATCAGCGGATCGACCGCCTGATCCTCGCCCCCCAGATGCACGCGAAAAGCCGACACTTCACTCTTGAAGTCCCCCGCCGCTCCGCGCAGCAAATTGCCGTCCGCCCATATCCGCCCGATCGACCGGATCGACCGTGCCGACAGCGCCACCGCAAAACTCGCCGAATAGCTATAGGTCGTGACGCTCGCCCGCCCCTTGCCGCCGCCGCTCTTGCTGCGCGTCTCCTTCAGGTCCGTCGCCCAGATCACCGTCCCGGCGACCCGCATCGTCCCGAAAATCTTCGGCACCTGCGTCCCGTAACTCGATGTCTGCACCTGTAAGTCGGACAGGCGCGATCCCTCCCGCCCCTTGGGCTTGAACAGGACCTGATTGTCGATGACATTGCCGATCACCGCCCCGATCGCCGCGCCGATCGGCCCGCCCAGCACGGTCCCCACCGCCGTCAGCACCACCGTCGCCATATCTCTCTCCCTCACCGCGTCATTGCGAGCGCAGCGAAGCAATCCACTGGCGCTCCAATGGATTGCTTCGCTGCGCTCGCAATGACGAAAATTGCTATTCCTCGCGGATTCTACTCCACGGTCCACCAGCTAAGGACCGGCCAAGGCGACACCCCCGGCATCTCCACCACCCGCCCCAGCCCGGCATGCGCATGGACAAAGCCCGCCCCCGTCCCGATCATCAGATGCAGTTGCAAAGGCCCCGGCCGCACCAGCGCCAGATCGCCCGGCGTTCCTTCCGCCACCGCCCGCAACCCCGCCGCCCGCAACCATATCTCGGCCCGCGCCACATCCCCGCTGCGCAGCCCATAATCGCCCGGCGCCTCCCGCCCCAAAGCCAGCGCCGCCAGCCCCACGCAATCCAGCCCCTCCCGACCGCGCCCATGCAGCCGAAACGGCACGCCGATCAGCGCCCGCGCCCGCTCGACCGCCGCGCTCATGCGCCGGGATAGCGGGTCAGCAAGTCCATCCCCGGCAGATAAGGCTCCCCCCGGAAATTCACGACATTGCCGAACCGACCCGCGCAGGTCGCCATTTGCCGGTCGCACCCCTGCGTCAGCAGCGCCAAAGTCCCCGCCGCCACCGCAAAGGCCGGCGTCGTCAGCGCCCCGTCCAGCCCCCCGCTCATTCGCGTATCTCCACCAATGGCACCGACACCGCCTCCCCGGCGGCAAAGGTCGCCCGGTTGATCTCCAACCGGTCCTCGGCAAAGCGCACCGGCACATCGAAGCGATAGCCAGCGGTCAGCACCACGCCCTCGCCCGGCGCTTCGTCAAAGGCGATCACGCCCATGCCGGCATGGCTCCATCCGCCGATCATCTCGACGCCATCGGCCGCCACGCGGATGCTGCCCGCCACCGGCCGCGTGATGGTCCGCGCCTGCGCCTCCTCCCCCGCGCCATAATAGCGCATCAGCGGAAATTCGGCCGCCACACCGTCCCCCACGCCCAGCCGCTGGTCCAGCGGCCCCGGCGCAACGCCCGGCGCCCCGCTGCGATCATCATAGGGATCGCTGAAGCGGAACCCCCGCGCCGCGCCCCGCCGCGCCCGGAAGAAAGCGATCAGCATGGCGATATCCGCTTCGCTCCTCACCCCAGGCCCGGCATCATAGGACAGCCTGGCATCGGCCCAGTCGCTCGACCGCCGCTCATGCCCGGCCGGGCTTTCCACAATCTGCGTCGAAAAGGCCGGGGCCAGGCTCGCCTCCCGCCCGATGGCCATGGGAAAGATCACATCGTCAAAGGCTTGCACATCATCCTCCCCATCGATTGCAAAGCAGGTAAAGCCATCGCGGCACACTTGCGGCATCGCCCAGATGAAAGTCGCCGCCGTGCCCCGCGCGACAGACGCCTGCGCCGCCGCCACGATCGCCCGCCACTGCCCGGCCTGCTCCGGCAACAGCACGAAACCCGAAAAATATTGCTGTTCCTCGATCGGATAGCCCAGCCGCGCCGTCGCCATCTCCACGCCCCGCGCGGTCAGATGCGGCCGCCCCTCCGTCACCCATTCATAATCTTCCAGTTGCAGCACATCGAAGGCGGGCGAGGCCCAGCCGACCGGCATATTCGCCCGCTTGGCCTCCGGCGCGCGCGGATCGAGAATGGTCGGCAGATAGGCCAGCAAATGCGTCACCGCCCCCGGCGCAATCCCCTTCACATGCGCGCACAAGGCCGCCGTCGACGCCGCCAGCACCGCCCCCGCCGCATCCAGCAGATCGCACTGGTCGCTATCCAGCTCACCCCACACACTGTCGATCGACACCGGCGCCCCGCCAAGCGCCGCCCGCGCCGCATCGTCATAGATACAGATGCGCCCATCCCCCGGCATCACCCACCACCAGGGTTCACCCACCTGAAAGCGGATCGTCAGCCCCGCCTCCAACCCGATGGAAACAAAGGCCCCCGCCACCGCCTGCAAATAGGCCATCGCCCCGCTTTGCGCCGGCGACAGCAAAGTCGAAGGCGGCGACCATCCGGTCAGCGCCGGGTCGCCATTTTCCGCCCTCTGCTTCCAGTCGTTCCAGCAATGCGCATCGAACAATTCATAGGAGAGCGACCAAATCAGGTCGAAACCCCATGCCTTCACCTGCGCCGCAAAATCCCGGTGCCAGGCCGCGCAGGCCGCATTCAGCACCCCGCCCGCCAGACTGACGAACAGGTCGCTGCCCACCCGTTCCAGCCGGAAATAATGGCTCATCCCCACATAATGGTTGATCGCCCCGCGATAACCCAGCGCATGGATCGACGCCACGACCCGCGCGGGCGTCTGGTTGAAACAATCATCATAGCCGGTCGCCATCGCCAGCCCATGCTCCGGCAGCATCACATCGCCCACCGCCAGCACCGATCCCGCCCCGTCGCAACGTATCTCGCTCAGTTCCGCCCAGCCCTCGACCGCCGCCGGGAAAGGCGTATCCCCCGCATCATAATCGGGCGGCACCAGCGAAAGGAACATCCGGTCCACATCCCCCGCCCAGACCGGGTCCGCCTCATCGGGCAACAGATATCCGCCATTGATCGCCGCAAAATCCAGCGTGATGACAGCCTCTTCCGGCCCACCGCTCGCATAATTCCACAAGCGCACATACCAGGCCCGCGGCACCCCGCTCGCATCCCGCCCCTCGATCGTCAGCGTCGGCCCATGCGTCTCGTCCAGCTTGCGCAGACCACCGGAGCGCCAGCGAAAGGATAGCACACAATTACGAAAATCCCGCCGGGTCTCATAGGCCAGCAGGGGATGGCTCCATCTGTCCTCCGCTTCCCAGATCAGCCCCGCCAGATCCCCCGACCCATAAAAGACCGCATCCACGCGCAAAGCGTCGGCCGCAGTCGTCACCACCCCCGCCATCATCGGCCGGGGAAAATTCACCGTCCAGTGCGTCGCCGCAAAGCGCTTCATGAAGGCCGCCTCCTGCCCCCGCCGCGCATCGGCCAGCCAATAGCCCATCGTCATTGCGCCAATGCCCCCCGCACCGCCCGCGCCACCTGCCGCGCGCTGCGCGCCAGCAACCGGCTTTCGCTCTCGCCACCCCGGCCATTCACCGCGATATTCACCCGCACGTCGCGCCCGCCCGATCCGCCAGCCGCCACCACCTGCCCGCTGCTCGTCGGCACGAACAATTCCGGCCCGCGCTCGCCCACCATATAGGCCCGTCCGCCCGTCACCGGCCCACCGGTCGCCCGCCCCGGCGATCCCATCAGCGCCGTCAGCGCCGCCGTCGCCAGGCTCGCCGGCCCGCCCCCGCTGCTGCTCCCGCCGCCCACGGCCGATTGCAGCGCGCTCGCCGCAATCTCATTGAGCGCCGACAAAGCCACCGCGCGCAAATCGTCAAAGCCCAGCTTGCCGGTCCGTACCGCCCGCAACAGCCCCTGCTCGATCCGCCGCCCGGCCCGATCCGCCCCATCAGCCAGCGGCCCTTCCATCTCGCCCCGCATCGCCGCCACATCCCGGCTCAACCCCTGCGTATCCGCCCGCACCCGCACCACCAAAGTCTCGATCTCGTCTTCCATGTCAGCCCCCCGTCCCAAAATCCTCTCCTGGAAGGGGAGGTGGCTGGCGAAGCCAGACGGAGGGGTATTCGCGCAGCCTCAGATGGCGCGCAAATACCCCTCCACCACTCGCTTCGCGAGTTTGATGGAGTCACGTGCCTCCATCAAACCCCCTCCCCTTGCAGGGGAGGATTTCCGATGCCCGCACTAATCCGGCATCACCCCCATCAACCGCCGCAACTCCGCCGCATCCACGCCCGCCTCCCCCACATCCTCCTCCCCCCGCGCCGCCCGCAGCACCGCCGCCAGCTCCACCGGCGTCGCGCGCCAGAAGTCGTCCGGCCGCCAGCCCAGCAGCCACCCGACCACCCCCGCCAGCCGCCCCGCCGCCTGCGCAAAGCGCGTCATTTTCCCGCCAATATCTGCTGCAAGATCGCCCTCAGCACCGGCGTCACCCGCGCCAGCCCCACCGCCAGCACCGCCTCGCCCAGCGCCTCACGCGTCAGCCGCTCGCGATCGACCAGACAATGCCAGAACAGCCCGACCAGCTCGGCCAGCGACAGCCGCCCGTCCGCCGCCCGCTCCACCAGCGCGAACAGCGGCCCCAGTTCCTCCTCGGCCGCCGCCAAAGCCGCGAAACTCGGCCGCACCAGCAACTGCTCGCCGCCAATCTCCAGCGCCGCCTCACCCCTCTCCGGGTTCGCCGCCGCGCCCGTCATTCGCTCACCACCGCGCCGCTGCTTTCCAGACTCAGCGTATAATTGCGCTCGCCATTATAATCCCCGGCATAGTCCAGCCGCGTCACCAGAAAGCGCCCGCGCATCCGCTCCCCGCTCTCGAAACTCAGCTCATATGCCTCGATCGTCCCGGCCAGCGCATGGTTGCGCACCCGCACTTCGGCGGCCGATCCGGTGAACAGCCCCGCCGCCGATACGCTGACCGATCGCACCCCCGCGCCCGACAGCAATTCACGCCAGCCGCCCGAATCCTTGCTGGTGATGTTCACCGCCTCGCCATTTACGGACAATTGCGTGGTGCGCATGCCCGCCACCGTCGCATATGTTGCGGGCATGTTGCCATCGCCCACCTTCAGCAAAAACGCACTTCCTTTTTCGACGCCCATGGCGCATTCTCCAGCCAAGCGACACCGACGTCCGAAGCACCCTGCTACGGCCCGGAAAATCGCGAAAAAACAGAAGACTCGGCCGCCTTCCGCGCGACCGGTCTCAATAGAAATCTGGGGTTGATGGAGAGGTCCCGATGATTGTTGCCGCTTCGCTTGCGATGATGCTTGCCGCCGCGCCTTCCGCCGATGCCGTGGGCACCGGGCGCAAGGAATTTTCCAAATGCCTGAGCGCCCAGACGCAGCCCGCGCTGGAAAAGAAATTATCCGTCGGCGATTTCCAGTCCGCGATCAAAAGCGCCTGCGCCGACAAGGAAGCCGCCTTCCGCAACGCCATCATCGCTCAGGACAAGGCCGACAAAATGTCCGACGCCGCCGCCAGCAGCGACGCCGACGACCAGATCTCCGAATATGTCGACAAGATCACCGGCGAATATGAAGAAAGCAGCCGCCCGAACTGACATCCGTCATTGCGAGCGGAGCGAAGCAATCCACTGGCGCACCCATGGATTGCTTCGCTCCGCTCGCAATGACGACCATGGTTGTCGGCTTCACTCCCGCACCGCCCGCACCCGATAATCCACAACGCCACGCCACCCCTGCGCGCCACTCCGCGCCACCCGCGACCGCAACAACCGCGCACTCACGATCCGCCAGCCCTGCTCCACGCCCGCAGCGACGATCGCCGGATCGACCCGCCCGATCATCCCGGCCAGCCGCCCCGGCGTCTCGTCCGCCACCACCAGCCCGATGGTCAGCCGCAATTCGCGCCCCTCGACATCCTTGCCGCCCCAGTCGCTCCCCAGACATTCGCCGACAAAGCCACAGGGTGCCGCCGCCCGCACCGGCTCGCCATCATAGATCCCATTGACCAGCGCCATCAGCGCTGCATCCGCCCGCAACGCCGCGATCACCGCCGCGCGCACCGCCACTTCCGCGCTCATCGCCCTCTCCCCGCTTCCCGCAGCGCCAGATCGCGCAGCCATCGCGCCCGCAGCCCCCGCCCGGCCGCCACGACATCCTCGCCCTCGACCAGCGCGTCGACGCCCTCGTCCCGCAAAGCCGCCACGATCGCCACCCGCCGCATCGCCGCCCGCGCCTCCACCAGCCGCACCAGCGCCGCCCTCATGCCAGTCGCATCCGCCGGAACGGCCGCCACAGCGCGCTCACCACCGCCGGCGGCGCCGCGCTCTCATTGCCCCGCGCCAGATAATGGTCCGCCGCCAGCCGCACGATCCCCTGCCGCAGTGCTTCGGGCAACCCATTCATCTCCCCGGCAAGTCCAGCGCGATAGCGCACCGCCAGCAGCCCCGGCTCCCCCGCCCGCGTCGCCCGCACCCAGCCATCGCCCGCCGCATCCACATCAATCGCATAGGCGCCCACCGCCAAAGCCGTACCATCCGCCGCCGTCACGCTCTCGATGCTCAGCACCGGCCGCGCCGACAGCCTTTGCCAGCGCCCATCACCCGCCACCGTCTCGCGCGCCTCCCGCGCCACCAGCCACTGGCCGACAAATTGCTCGCACAGCGCCGCCGCACTGCGCAGCAGCCCGGCCAGCACCGCATCTTCCGCCCCCGTCTCGATCCGCAAATAGGCTTTCAGCTCCGCCAGCGACGCCGCCAGCCCCCCACTTTCCTGTTCCACCAGCATCAGCGTTCCTCCACCCGGATCGTCAGCGTCCGCTCATCCACCTGCCCGTCGGACAGGGTGACGCGATTGGTCAGCCGATAGACATGGCCGATCACCCCACCGCTCAGCCGCACGCTGCTGCGCTGCGCCTCGAACGCGCTCACCTCCACCACCAGCCCGCCCGTCTCCACCGGCGCCACCGTCCATCCGCTCGCGACCAGGCTCTGCCCGGCCAGATAGGCGGACCAGTCGACGCCATGGTCGATCCGTGCATCCGGGTCTTTCAATAATAGGCTCATCTTATCCTGCTCCCCCGTTCCGCCTCGGCCCGCGCCGTCCGCGCCTCGCCCGGCACGCGCCAGCCCTGCCCCGGCCGCACGCCGCTGCGCCACGGCCCTGTCCAGCGATCCGCGCTCTGCGCCAGATCGCCGATCACCCCCGCGCCCAGCGCCTCACCCTGCATGGCCCGCCTCCAGCGCCGCCACCCGATCCGCCAGCGCCGCGATCGCGTGCCGCTGCCATGCCGCCTCCAGCGCCAGACATTCCTCATAGCGCAGCCCCCAGCGCTCGCCCGCCGCCCGCGCCGGCCGCACGACAACGCCTTCGTCATCGCGCGCCTCGGCCTGCGCATCCCACGCATCATGACAGAGCAATCCCCAGCGCTGCGCCGCGCCATCGCCCATCCGCGCATCGATCGCGTCGCGCACCTGCTGCGCCACCAGCCCGACATGCCATCGCGCAGCGTCGCCCTTCTCCGCCACCGCCGCACGAAAGCGATAGCGCACCCAGCGCACATCACCCCACGCCTCGATCAGCGCCGGATCGACAGCCTCCATCTCCTGCTTCTCGCGAGCGTCGGACGTGCTGATCGTCCCGCTCCCGGCATAGACGATCGACCATCGCAGCGCGGCCCCGCCCAGCGCCAGACTATTGTCGCTTGCCGGCGCCAGCACGCCGCCCACCTGAAACTCGCCCGTATCCCGCCGGATGGTCAGCGCCGTGCCCAGCACCGATCCCGCGTCCGAAAAACGCCGCAACGCAAAATCCGCCCCCGCATTGCTCCCGCTCTCCGCGCCATTGGTCTTGCCCATGTCCCAGCGCCCCGCCGTGCCGCTGCGCCACCGCAGCAGCGCATATTGGCCGGCCAGCGAGTCGATATAGGAAAAGGCGGTCGAGGAGGGATGGCTCACCTGCAAGCTGGTCAGCCCCGCCACCGCCCCGCCGCTGATCGCCACCGCCGAAGCGGCCTGCACCGCCATGTCACCCAGCCCCAGCGCGCTGCGCGCCCCGCTGGCGCTGGTCGCCCCGGTCCCTCCGCTCGCCAGCGCCAGCGTCCCGCCCAGCGTCAGCGTCCCGCTGCCCGTCACCGGCCCGCCCGACACGCTCAGCCCCGTCGTCCCGCCGCTCATCGCCACGCTGGTCACCGTGCCACTCGTGCTGCTCGTCCCCGCGCCGATATAGCTGCGCACGCCCGCCGCATCCGCCCGCGTCAACAGCGCCCGGCCGAAACTGGTCGTCGCCAGCGCCGCGATCGCCTCCAGATCGGCGTCATAGGCCTGCACGTCGCTGCCGATCGCCAGCCCCAGATTGCTGCGCGCCACGCTCGCGCTCGACGCCCCGGTGCCGCCATCGGCCACCGCCAGATCCACGATCCCGCCGATCGTCCCGCCGCTGATCGCCACCGCACCGGGGCTTTGCGTCGCCAGCCCGCCCAGCCCGATCGCCGCCCGCGCCGCCGCCGCATCCCCCGCGCCGATCAGGCTGCGTCCCTGCGCGCTCAGCGCCGTCAACCCGGCCGCGCCGGCCCCGGTCCAGTAGCTCATCTGGTCCGCCGCGCTCGCCTGCCCGGCCAGCGCCGTCAGATTGGCGCTCGCGCCCTGCTTGCCGTCCAGCGCCGCCGCCAGCCCGTCGATCGCCGCCAACCCATGGCCATGCGCCTCGACCGCCGCCACCCATCCGGCATGCAGCGCCAGCCCGACCTTCTTCTCCAGCGGCGCGAAATCCACCGCCGCGCCGCCTGCCGAAGACGCCGCCGGCGTCCGCACCAGCCGCCCGGCCTCGTCCAGTTCCCCAGTCCCCGCCTCCCACTGGGTCGGATCGCCCACGCCCATGATCATATAGGGGAAGCGCGCCCCCGCCCCCAGCACATCGGCAAAAGCGCGATAGCCCGCCACCGCCCCGCCCAGCAGCAACGGCCCATCCCCGCCATCATAACAGACCTCCCGCACCAGGTCGGCCATCTCCAGCCCCGAAATCGCCACGCCCACCCCCTCGAAAAACAAAAAAGGGGGAAGAAGCCTGAAGCCCCTCCCCCCAAACCTTCTCCCCATGGGGGAGAAGGATACGCAGTCTTACCGGCGCAGCCGGTTAGACGAAGTTGGATGAGGGGGACCAACGCCCCCTCACCCCCTTACGAAGCCGCAAACTTCATCAGCTTGCCACCGCCTCGTTTACGAGGCGGAGAACTTCATCACCTTAATCGCCTCGCTATTGGCCACGCCGCCGCCAATCCGCTTGACCGCATAGAAATGCACGAACGGCTTGTTGCTGAACGGATCGCGCAGGATGCTCGTCTCGCTGCGTTCCGCGATGACATAGCCCGCCTGAAAATTGCCGAAGGCGATCGACAGGCTGTTCGCAGCGATATCGGGCATGTCCTCGGCCTCGACCACCGGGTAGCCCAGCAAAGTCGCCGGCTGCCCCGCCGCCATCGAAGGCTGCCACAGAAACGCGCCGTCGCTGGTCTTCATCTTGCGGATCACCGCCAGCGTCGCCGAATTCATGACGAAGCTCGCCCCCTGCCGGTATGGCGCGCGCAGGCTCTGCACCAGATCGATGAGCCTGTCCTGCGGATTGGACGCGGCAAAGGCTCCTGCCGCCCCCGACGCCACATATTGCAGCGACCCGAAGGCCCGCACGCTGTCCGCCTCATTGGTGGTCGTATAGGTCAGGAAGCCCTTGGGCTTGCTGGTCCCATTGCCATTGACAAAGGCCGCGCCCTCCGCCGCCGCAAATTCGCGCGCAATCTCGCTCGCCAGCCAGCTTTCGACATCGAACTGCGCATCGTCCAGCATCGCCTGCGATGCCGCCGGATTGGCGAACAGTTCGCCCGAAGGCGGCACGATCTCGTTGAAACTCGGCGTCCCCGTCTCGGCCCGCGCGCCCGTCTCGCTGGCCCATCCCGACACGATCCCGCCCGACGTCACCAGCTTGCGATAGCCCGCCGTCCCGGTCCGCACGACATTGGCGATCCCGCGGATCGGCGATACGCTCTTGAGCGTCGCGTCGATCAACTGGTCGATCTCCCGCGGCACCGCATAGCCCCCCGCCGCGCCACTGGCGCCCGAAAAGCTCTTCAGCTCGACCCCGGCTTCCAGCCCCTGCCGCAAATAACGCTCCACAAATAGCGCCCGCGCCGGATCGACGGCGCCACCCTTGACCCCATCCAGAGCCGGCCGCTGCTGCGCCAGCAAAGCCCCCTTCAGCGCCGCGACTTCCCCCGCCAGCTCCTCGATCCGCTCCCCCTGCGCCACCAGCTCCAGGCTCGCCTCCAACATATCCGTCATGCCCGTCTCCACAAAAGAAGGCGGCCCAACCGGACCGCCCATACAAAACAAAAAATCCTCGCCCCTCCAGGGGAGAGGATACGAAGTCTTGGCAGCTTGCTGACTAGACGCAGTTGGAGAGGGGGCTGCCCACACGAAAGCGCAGAGCAAACACGCCAATTCCCTCCGCGTCCCCGCGCCTCCGCGCGAACAAAAACCTCAGCGCCCTCTGCGCCTCTGCGCGAACCCACTGGACAGCCCCGCCACCCGCATTGGATAGCAGCATCATGCTTCTCACCCTCGTCCCCCACGGCGCACACCACATCCCCGCCGCGCTCCCCGAAACCGCGCTCGCCACCATCGAAGGCGCCCTCGCAGCTCTCCCCACCGACCGGGCAGGCCAGCGCCTCGCCAGCCTGCCCGCCCTCGCCGACATGCTGCACCCCAGCGGCGCAATCGGCCGCCACCCCGCCGCCCATCTGGGCAAGGCCGCCAAAGCCGTCCGCGCGATCTTCTTCGACAAGAGCGAAGCCACCAACTGGTCGCTCGGCTGGCATCAGGACCGCACCATCGCCGTGCAGCAGCGCATCGACACGCCGGGCTTCGGCCCCTGGACGCTCAAGTCCGGCATCCAGCACGTCGCCCCGCCGCAATCCCTGCTCGACCGGATGCTGACCCTGCGCATCCATCTCGATCCCGTCGACGCAGACAATGCCCCGCTGCTGATCGCACCCGGCTCCCACCGCCACGGCCGCGTCCCCGAAACAGACGTCGCCGCCCTCGTCGCTACCTGCGGCACCCATGCCTGCCTCGCCCGACGCGGCGACATCTGGCTCTACGCCACCCCGATCCTCCACGCCTCCGACGCCGCCACCAACCCTCGCCACCGCCGCATCCTGCAACTCGACTATAGCGCCGACCCGCTACCGGCCGCGCTGGAATGGCTGGGAGTCAGCAAATGAGCGACAATCGTGCATTCAAAAAACGCAATCTGATCGCAGCTTCCATCTGCTACTGGTTCATCGCGCTATCGGTATCAGGCTTGGCGGTTATACTGGTGGGCGATTGCCCAACCGCCTTGACCGAAACTGACTATCAGCATTGCGTAAAAACAGCTGATGATGTTGGCTCCTTCACTCTCAGGCTGTCCTTGATCGGCTATTTCATTTTCATGTGCGCTTATGTGCTGAGACATAAGCGCAGATAGTCATCCCTCCACCGCCACCACCCGCGCCAGAGGCTGCATCGGATGCGTCACCACGCTCACCTCGACCAGTTCCAGCGCCAGCAATTCACGCGGCCCCGCGCCCCGCGCCTCGCGCACCCGATAGCCAAAGCTCAACCCATCGACCGCGCGTGACGCCAGCGCCGCCGCCGCCTCCCGCCCGGCCGCCGTGCGCCGCGACACCCTCCCGATCACCCGCAGCCCGCGCGCATCTTCCCGCGCCGTCTCGACCACGCCAATGACGCTGCCCGGCCCATGCTGCCACAACAAGGGCACGCCCGCCGTCGCCACGGCGCCAAAAGCCCCCGCCCGCACCACATCTCCGCCCCGGTCCACCCGATCGAAAATCGCCGCATAACCGGCAAAGCGCAGATCGCTGTCCATCCTCACCCCTTCCAAATCGACATGGTTCACGCAGAGCCGCAGAGCACGCAGAGAGAAAAAAGCCGCCAAAGGCGGCCCATTCTCCCTTATCTTCTCCGCGTCCCCGCGCCTCCGCGCGAACACAATCTCAGCGTCCTCTGCGCCTCTGCGCGAACAAAATTGCCCCCTTCCCGCTTATCCCTTCACCAACCCGACAAGGCCGACCTTCACCGCAATCCCCAGCAGCAACAGCGCCATGCCGATCCGCACGATCCAGCCGATCACCGCCCCGCGCGCCGCCTTCTTCGCGTCGCGCCAGGCGGACAGCAATTCGCGCAATTCCCGCACATCGCCCTCCGCGCGCCGATCCGCCAGCCCCAGCCGCTCCAGCGCCCGCCCTGCGCCCAGCTCGCTCGCCTCCTCGATCAGCGCGCGGATCGTCACCATATCCAGCACCTGCCCATCCGCCTGCGCCACCAGCCGCGCCAGCATCTCCTCTTTCATCGCCCGCTCCTTCCCATCCGCCCACTCTGCCCCTATCTGCACGCCATGAAGCGCACTCCCCGCAAAGTCCTGATCGTCCTTATCCTCGCCGCGATCGGCGCCCTCGCCTGGCATTTCGACCTGTTCCGCGTCGGCGATTGCCTGACGCAGGGCGGCACATGGAACTGGGACGGCAATTTCTGCCGCCTCGATTCCCTCCCCGCCCGCGCCCCGGACTGAAAAGCACGCAGATCGCAGACATAAAAAGCCGCCCAAAAGGCGGCCCATTCTCCCTTATCTTCTCCGCGTCCCCGCGCCTCCGCGCGAAATATTCAAATCCCCAGCATCGCCCTCTTCTCATCCCCCGACAGAAAATCCGCCGCCGCCACCCGCTCCCACAGCGCCGCGCGCTCGTCCGCCAGCGCTGGCACCGCATCCAGATCCGGTTCGATCGCCACGCCCGGCCACCAGGGCTGCAACCCTTGTGACAGCCCCGCGCAAATCTTCGCCACAAGCGGCAAGATCGCCTGCCGCCACAGCGCCTTGTTCGCCTCGCGATAATTGGCGTAAGCATTGTCGCCCGGTAGCCCCATCAGCATCGGCGGCACCCCGAACGCCAAAGCAATCTCCCGCGCCGCCGCGCTCTTCAGCCCCACGAAATCCATCTCCGCCGGGGTCAGGCTCATCGCCTTCCAACTGAGGCCTCCCTCCAGCAGCATCGGCCGCCCCGCATTGGCCGCCCCCGCAAAGGCCGCCTCCATCTCGCGCTTCACCCGCTCGAACTGGTCGGGCGACAGCACCGATCCATCGCCCGGCTCATAGACCATCGCGCCCGACGGCCGCGCCGCATTGTCCAGCAGCGCCTTGTTCCACACGCTCGCCGCATTGTGGATTGCCACCGCCCCCGCCGCCGCGCCGACACAGCCCAGGCCATAATGATCGTCCAGCGGATGCAGTGCCTTCAAATGCAGCAAACTCGTCCGCCCCGCGCCATCTTCCGGCGACAGCCGCGTCACGCTCTCCCCCACACGATAGAGATAGGCCGCCGGCCACCCCCGCGCATCCGCCTCCACGCTCACCCGCTCGGGCCGCAGCGCGAACAGTTCGGCCGGCCGCCCATCCGCCCCCGCCATTACCTGCACATAGCCATTACCATGCAGCAGCAAATGGCAGGCCAAAGTCTCCACCAGCCCCTGCCCCGCAGAGGCCCGCCCGACCAGCGCCAGGACGGCCGCGTCCTCCGCCACCCCGCGCACCTTGATCGCACAGGCCCCCGCGCCTTCGGACACCAGCCGCATCGCCCGCTGCGCCACCGGATTGCCCATCACCCCGGCGCGCAACTGCGCCTCATAGGATGCCGGCCACTCCCCCAGCGCCACCGCGCCCGAACCCCAGGCACGCGCCAACACCGGCCGCGCATCCTGCGATGCGGCCGCCTTCGTCCCGAACCATTTCATCGACATATCCCCAAACGCAAAAGCCTCCTCCCATCTGGGGAGAAGGCTGGTGAAGGTTGGCGGCAAAGCCACCTGCAAAAGCTGGAAGAAAGGGGCAGCGCCCCACCCATCAGACCGTCCGCAACTGATCCCGCATATCTATGGCTGTCTGCAGGGAAAGGAACATGCCCACCCCGTGATTATAGGGTTCAAAACCCAGGGCCGCGTAAAATCCCGCAGCCTTCTTGCTCACCGGCGTCAGGATCAGCAGCGGCAAACCGATCTTCTCGCCATGGCCGGCAAAATCGGAAATGAGCTTGGCCATGATCGTCGATCCAATGCCGCGATTTTGGCGATCCTGCGCAACCGCCAGATAGACCATGCTCAGACAGGGGAAATAATTGGGATTACCGAAAAATGGCACATAGCGAACGCCCGGCAGAAGACGGGCCTCTTCGATCACAGTGGACAGTGCGTAGAAGCCGACGGGCTTTGCCCTATCGTCTCCTTCATAGGCACATGTGACGATATGCTTTCTGTTTCCATGATCTTTGAGCGATTTCGACCGAAACCATGTATCGATTTCTTGGACACCGCATCGGAAAGAAGCGATATTCGTTTCGGCACCATGCTCTCGAAAAGAAATCGACCCTTCCGACACAATCGCTCAGCGCGCGACCTTGGCATTATAAATCGCAATCAACTTGCGCATGGCCGGCGTCAAACCGCCCCGTTTGGCATGCGCCTTCGCTCCCACTTTGAAGGCTATCGCCGTGCCTTTGTCGGACAAGGGTTTGGAAGCCACGAACGACTCTTTTCTAATGACTGCCACGTGAACCTCCTTCCCGCTATCCCAACGCCGACAAAAGGCCGGGCCTTTACGTCAACCCAAATAGCAATTTCGCGAAGAAGCGACAAGCATTCCCCCACTTGCCAAGAATGCTTGCAGCTCAACCCGTCACCGATTCCGCGCCAACACCCGATCGCACACTGAATTCGTGCCCTCGCTCTTGCCGATCACGCGCCCGGCGACCGCGCCCGCAGCGCCCGCCAGCAATGTCTCGCCCAGACCGCCGCCCGCCAGCAGGCCCACGCCCGCGCCACCGGCCGCGCCGATCACCGTGCCCTTGTCGCGCCCCTGCTTGCCCTTGAGCAGGCAGTATCGCACATCGTCCCGGTCGCGCGGCGCCGCACGGGCCACCCGCGCGCGATCCTTGCTGTTCAGACTGGCGGCCATCACCGGCGTCGCGATCACACTCACGCCAACAGCCACCGCCATCAGCTTCATCCTCTTCATGTCACATACTCCTGATTACGGCAGGAGAACGATCCGGGCCGCCCACCAGTTCCCCGGCAGACGACCCAGAAACCCTCAATCAATCCGCGACACAAACTCGCCGATCGACCGCCGCACCTTCTTCAGGCCCGCCAACCAGTCGCCCTCATCCGCACGATAGCCCACCGGCATGATCGCCACCGACCGCAAGCCCCGCGCCCGCAAATCCAGTATCGCATCCAGCGCCGCCGGATCGAAGCCTTCCATCGGCGTCGCATCCACTTCCTCGAACGCGGCCGCAGTCAGCGCGATGCCCAGCCCGACATAGGCCTGCCGCGCGGCATGTTCGAAATTGGTCTGCGCATCACGCTGCGGATAGGTGCCCAGCAACATCTGCCGATAGGCTTCCCAGCCCTCGTTGCGGAACCCGCGCTCGTCATTCACCAGATCGAACATATGGTTGATCCGGTCGGCGGTATAATTGTCCCACGCGGCAAAAACGATCAGATGCGACGCATCCGTCACCTGCTCCTGGCTCCAGGCAATCGCCTTGATCTTCTCGCGAATATCCTTGTTGGTGACGACGATCACCTCGAACTGCTGCAACCCGCTCGACGTCGGCGCCAGCCGCACCGCCTCCAGGATGCGCTCGATCTTGTCTTCGGGCACCAGCTTGTCCGGGTTCATCTTCTTGGTGGCATAGCGCCAGTTCAACCGATCGATCAGCATGCAAACTCCTCAAAACAAAGCCCACCGGAGATAGAACCGGCCGATGACGCTGTGATGTAGAGGCGTGCACGGAGAAATAAAGGTCTTGGTTTGAAACTTTATTGCCAGCAACGACCAGCATTGTCGGGAACCGGCAATGGTCGCCCATCGGCAGTGAAGGCCGTGACCAATCAGACGAGAGGCCACCGCATTTGCCCGACAGCAGTGCCAAAGCCGACGGCGCACGCTTGCCCCGCCTGCGCCATGCGACTTTGACAGCCCCCGATCGCTTGGGACTACTCGTCGGAAAAACCGACCTTGAACGCCTTCGTTATGAAAATTCCGGCACTGAATTTATCCGGGTTCTTGCCTCCCATTTGATCGGAGAAGCGCAATCCCGCATGAATGCCGCCCTTGTCATCGGTAATAAACAGAACCGGGACATCATAGGCAAACTGGCCGCTATTTACGTCCAGCGTCAATTTGGGGGCAATGGCCAGCCCCCCTGCAAACGGCACCCCGGCAAAATGAACCTTGCTCATCAGGCCCAGCCGATAGAATGTGCTTTCCTCCGGAGCCGCGATGTTCACCTTTGAACAGGCGATCACGTTACCGGGAAGACAGCGTATCTGATCCTCGCTACCCTTGGCATATTTATATTCCTGGCCGATCTCGACAAGAGCGGCGCCATAAAGGCGTGGCACTTGCGGCGCTAGACTGTCCCACTGTCCGGGCTTGGCAGACGACCGATAGATTCCGAACTTGCCGATGTGCGCATTTGCGCTCCAGACCAGCTTTGCGGTTTCATGCTCCGCATAGCCAAATGGTTTCGTCGCATCCAAATCCTCTGCCGCCGTGCTTCCGAACCGGCTATAGGTAAAGGCTTGCCATCCCAGCTTGCCGTCAATGCCCCAGTCCCAATCCGGCGCTGCGTCGGAAGCCCAAAGGGCCTTATCATAAATATTCTTAATCGCCTTGTCTGGATTGTTGGCAGCCCAGCGCCCCAACGCCTCCCCGGAACATAATGCCGCCTTTTGCTCTGCATCGGGTTTTGTTTCTTTGCCATCCTGCTCGGCAATGCATTTTTTTACCAACTCGGCCTGCCCCCTCGCCAGGGAACTGCGAATAGCATCGGGTGAGCGAGGCCTGTAACCGATACGTGTCAGGCCCAGGCTAAACTGGACATTATCTTCAAAGCCCTTGCCCTCTCCGCCTGAATAGAGCGCGCCAAAACTGTCCGCCGCCTTCGCTATGATGCCTCCCGACAAGGTATAGGAATAGCCCTTGTCGCCCGTTACGGACACGCCTTCATCCGAACACGTCTTCTGCTTTTCTTTGCAGCGCAAATACTTCCCGGCCCATGAACGCGCAAGTTTGATCCCAATCTCGGTCTTGTCGTCCTGAGCCGAGAGGCTGACACCGCCCAGGCCGGAAGCATCGCTGCGATCAAACAGATATGAACTGGCCGCATTCGCCGCCCTCTCTACCAACGCCCATCCGACCGGCCGGGGGGCCTTGATAGATTCATCATTCTCTTTCGGTTCGGGGCCGTAAAAACTGTTAGGCGCCTTCAGAAGCGTAGTAAGTTTGGTGCCAAATAGCGTGCAATCGGAAACAACATCGTTCCCTGCCGGCTTGCCTTCGCCTTTATCAGCGGCACAAGCGCTCGGGTCCGCCACCGCCTGCTGTTCTGCAACTGGCCTCGCCTGATCCAGACGAGCAAGTATCTGCTGGAAATTGTTCAAGGCAATGGCCAGCGCCTGAGATTTCCCCTCAAGAGCACGGACCTCATCGGCCAGTTGCGACTGCATTGCGGCAAGATTGACCGTCGACGCATCCTGGCGGCCAAGCACTTCCATGAGTTGCCGCCTGACCCCAAGCTCACGATTTATCTGCTCGGCCTCCCCTTCCTTCTGCTTGATCTGTTGTTCGATAAAATCTCTCTGTTCCTGCCAGCCCCCGGCTTGCACAGGCACCCCGCTCGTTTCCTGCGCAGCAATAGCCTGAATTGGGCAGGCAAAATAAGCAGCTACCAAGATCATGGAAAAATTTGATTTCATATCGCCCCCCGACGAATCCATAAAATGGTCAAAATCATCAGATTTCACCATCAGTAGAGGCAATATTACATAACGATATTTAAAAGTGAACAATGATAATGTCGAATTAGGCCCAAACTGATGGTTGCAAAGTTAGACCGTTTTTTCAGTCCGCTGGCGCCAGACGAATCCCATGCACGGGGCTTTGACCGCCTGAATTGCATCCCATGTCCTGCTGATCCCCCTCACATCCCCCGAACCCGCGCCTCCCCCACCTTCCCCAGCATCAGCTCACTCATCGCCCACACCAGCGCATCCGCCCGGTCCGGCGATCGCCCCGGCCCCACATAGCCGCCCCCCGCCAGCAATCCGCACATCTGGTCCTCCAGTTCGGGGAAGGCCCCGCGATGCGCCACGCGCCCGGCCTCGTACAAAGCCGCCACCGGCTCCGCCCGTGCCGCTTTCCCCCGGCTCGCATGGACGAGCCGCACCGGCATCTTCTCTTCCGCCGCACGCAGCACGCTTTCCACCATCTGCCCGCCATTATTCGCCTCGGCCACGACCCGGTCGGCGCCATGCACCATCGCCGCCGCCGCGACCGCGCGCGCCCAGCCTTCGGGCCGCATCCCCGCCACGCTCGCATCCGCGATCACATAGCCGCGCCCGTCCCCGCCCAGACCAGCCACCACGATCCCGCACGCATCCCCGCCTGCGCTCGCCGGCGGATCGACCGCCACCACCACACGGGCCAGCATACCCGGCACATGGCGCACCCGGCACCGCTCGATCAGATCGCGCGTCCACAGCGCGCCCTCCACCTCCTCGATCAGTTCGCCGTCCAGCTCCTGCCGCCCCAGCCGCGTGCCGCCATAGCTGGCCGCCATCGCCGCCACGAAGCCCGGCGCCAGATTGGCTGCATTGTCCGCCGTCCGCCCCCGCGTCACCACGACATCATCGCCATCCCGCGCGACCAGCCCCCGCACCAGAGGCACCGGCCGCGGCGTCGTCGTCGCCAGCACGCGCGGCGCCTTCCCCAATCGCAATCCCATCATCAGATTATGCCAGGCCGCCTCGCCGCCCGCCCATTTGGCGATCTCGTCGGCCCAGCCATGGCTGAACTGCGGCCCGCGCAGACTCTCCGGCTCGGCCGCGCCGAACAGCATCGCCGTCGCGCCATTGGGCCAGCGCAGCCGCCGCAGCGCCGGCGCATAGTCCGGCCGCGCCCACCATGGCGCGATGGCCAGCAGCCCGCTCTCCCCCTCCACCATCACGCTGCGCGCCTCGCCCAGCGTCGCGCCGACCAGCGCGATCCGCGCCGCCGGATCAGCCTCGGCAATGGCCCGCACCCATTCCGCCCCGGCCCGCGTCTTGCCGAAACCGCGCCCCGCCAGCATCAGCCAGATGCGCCAGTCGCCCGCCGGCGCCCTCTGCCCCGGCCGCGCGACAAAGCGCCACTCCCGCTCCAGCCGCTCCGCCGCCGCCGGGGTCAGCCCCGCGCGCAACCGCGCCCACAAAGCCGCATCCTCCCCGCCCAGCCATTCCCGATCCGAAACGTCCATCGCTCTCCCCCGAAACGGCACAAAAAAGGCCGCCCGAAAGCGGCCTTCTCCAAACATTCTCCGCGTCCCCGCGCCTCCGTGCGAACCCGTTATTTACGAGGCGCCATGCCTCCAAAAGTGACGAGACTCTCCGCCCCATCCTTCGCCACAGCCGCCACGCCGATGAAATGATCATCGACCACGATATCCTTCAGCACCGTCTCCGTCGCGCCGGTCACGACCCGGCTGTCGCTCCAGTCCTGCGCATCGGCCCGCCGCCAATAGACCTTATAAGCCGCCGCCCCCGGCACCGCGTCCCAGAAGACCCGCGTATCCATGGAGAGCGCGCCATCCAGCGACACGCTCGCAGGCGCCGCCGGCGCATCCGCCAGTGCCCGCAGCGTCGCGACATTCAGCGCCGTCACTTTCGCCAGATAGGGAAAGTCCATCCCCTCGACCGTATCGCCATAGACCCGGCCATTTTCGGTCCGCAGATCCTGATGCTGCCGGTCATAATTTTCGATCCCCACCGAAAAGCGCACCGCCGGAAAGCCCAGGTCCAGGAAGGGCGAATGATCGCCCCCGCGCCCGAACCGGTCGAACCGCCGCACCGCAAACACGTCCAGCCCGATCGCCGGATCGGCCTTGGCGATCCCGTCAATCTTCTTGGCCAGCGCGCGCGAAGGGCCATCATCCCCCCGCCGATCGCCCGGCGGGTCAGATTGGCCTTCCCATCCTCCGAAAAGCGGATGCCTTCGGAAAAGACGCGCACCCGGTCCGCAACCCGCTGCCCATTCTGGCCCAGCGTATTGCCGACAATGTCATTGTTCAGCATCGCCCGCACCTGCCAGCCGCGCGCCTTGGCCGTGGCCGCCAGCAACTTCCCGCCCCACAGCCCCTGTTCCTCGCCCGACAGCAGTGCGTAGACGATCGTCCCGTCAAACTTCTCGCCCGCCAGCACCCGCGCCGCCTCGATCACCAGCGCCGTGCCCGACGCATTGTCATTCGCGCCCGGCGCATCGCTGGTAATGTTCATCACATCCGTCACGCGGCTGTCGATATGCCCGGCGACGATCACCACCTGAGACGGATCACCGGTCCCCTTCTGGATCGCCAGCACATCCACCACCTCGACCCCGTCGGGCGCACGCGGCCCGGTAAAGCGATCCGCGATCGTCTCCACCGTCAAGCACCCGCCGCACGCCTTGCTGATCTTCTGAAACTCGCCCGCGCCCCAAGTCCGCGCCGCCCCGATCCCCCGCTTGGGATCAGTCGCCGAAGACAGCGTATGCCGCGTGCCGAAACTCACCAGCTTCTCCACCGTCGCCTTCATCCGCACCGGATCGGGCGCCTTGGTTTCGGCAAGAGCAGGTTGCGCAAGGGCGGTAGCCGACAGGGCGGCGATCAGGATCATCTTGGTCATAGCGCCAAACTCATATCGCCTGTCTCACGCCTGTAAAGCACCGCGCGCGGCCAAAGGCGGACCTAAAATCCTCCCCGCGCGCAGCGGGGGGAGGGGGACCGTTCGCAAAGCGAATGGTGGAGGGGACATAGCGCGACGTTGCACACTTTCCCCTCCGCCGCCTTTGGCGCTCCTCCTCTTCAAGCGAATTTGGGGAGGATTACACCCCTCCCCCAATCCAGTCCCCGTCCCGCCCCGGAACAATCGCCCCAAATAAAGCCCAAGACCAATCAACACTTTATCGCTTGACGACTTACCCGCGCCCAAGCACCAGTGGCTCTTCGGCTCCGGGGGGAGTCGTATCTATTGGGGGGTCCCATCATGAAGTCCGTGTCCAGCGCCGTTCTCGGCGCGATTGCCTTTGCCTGCGCGCCGTCCGTCATGGCGCAAGTCACCACCGCGCCCGCCACGCCGGTCGCCACCATCGTCGCCAGCCCGGCCACCGGCAACATCCTGCGCGCAGGCGCCCAGGTCGCGCTCAAAATGGCCGAACCGCTCACCACGGAAGGCAAGAAGCTGCGCGTGGGCCAGCGCGTCCAGCTCGAAGTCGCCGAAGCCGTCAGCCTCAATGGCCAGATCGTCATTCCGGCCGGCAGCCCCGTCACCGGCGAAGTCACCGACGTCCGCAACAAGGGCATGTGGGGCAAGTCCGGCCACATCATCGGCCGCGTCCTCTATGTCCGCGCCAACGGCAACCAGATCCGCCTGACCGGCACCTTCGATGACAAGGGCGTCACCGGCACCGCCGGCGTGGTCGCCGCCATCGCCCTGGTGCCGATCGCCGGCTTCTTCACCACCGGCACCAGCGCCCGCATCCCGCTCGGCGCGCCCGTCTCCGCCTTCCTGGACGAAGATGTCAGCGTCGCCTTCGCCGCTGCCGCACCCGCGCCAGCCGCCATCCCCGTCGCCGCAACGCCCGTCGCAGCCCCCGTCACCCCGGCCGCAGCACCCGCACCCGCGACCCCGGCCGCAACCAAGACATCGCTGGTCGACCCCTCGCTGGAAATCACCGCCGGCCGCTGAAAGACACCGGGACGCCGACCGAACCACCGGCGTCCCGACCGTCAGAGGGGCAGAGAATAACAGCACCACCCACCAACCGGGTTTGCAATGACAGGGCACGCCCTCCCCCTCCAACCGTCACCCCAGCGAAAGCTGGGGTTTCAGGCGATGGCGCGACAGGCCTGAACAGGCAGGTCGCCGCAGTGCCGCCGCAGGCAGCATATATTGTTCACGCGGAGGCGCGAAGACGCGGAGAAAATGCGCAACCCCTCCGCGTCTTCGCGCCTCCGCGTGAACCAAATTAAAGAAAGATTTCGCGCAGAAGCGCAGAGAGCGCAGAGGAGATGACCACGCCCGCTCCGCATTCTCTGCGCCTCTGCGCGAATATAATAAATGGACAATTGAGCGGAGCGTGACATTGTCTGAAAGCAGCCTCCCATTTTCGTCACCCCAGCAAAAGCTAGGGTCTCAGGCGGAAGCTGGAAAGGCTTGAACAGGCACCACGCTCCACCGTTTCGCGCCTTCGCCTGAGATGTCGTTGAGAGTCACGTGCCTCTCAACGGCCTTCGCTCGCATGACGATTAAAAATGCCGCTCGCGACCCAAAGCCGCGCTGTATAAGCCCCTCCCCTTCAGGTCGAAGGGCACATATGCCCTCTTCGAGGGTTGGGGTGAGGACTATCCACCCGACGCAGCATGTGCGGCAATCCCCACTTAAAACGACCGGCCCTCAAAAGGCCGTCGCGCTGTCCGGCGAAACATCGCCGCATCAACCGACGCGCCCCCAAGATGCTCGACGAATTTCGCCTCCAGCCATCGAAGATGTTGCGCTTCCCTCAGTTCGCCCCCTGAACCTCCGTCAGCCCGAACAGCCAGTCTGGCGAAATTCTCGGCCGTGACCGTGCCCGATGCCGGAATGAGATCATCGACCCTCACCGGCTTGCCATCCAGGATCCCGCCGCACCAGCCGCCCAGAACGCAAATATCCCACATCAGCATGTCGCATGGCGATGGCAGCACAATGTCAATGTCATAGCTGTCGGCGTTGCACCAAAGCTCGATCTTCCGCTCCGATACGGCAGAATAGCTACGATCCTCCGCATTCTCCGACAGGGCATAGCGCACGCCCACTCGGGCAAGATGAGGAACCTCATGCCGGTCACCCCATGGCTCGACGGCAAGTATCAGGGTCGCCTCATCCAGATTTTCAAACTCGATTATCGGCATTCAATATTCGTGCGCGAGCCTTCTACTCTGCGCAAGACATGTCTGTAATTAAACCCACGCCCACCATTCACCGCAAAAACCGCAATTCGGTCGCAATAGCGCGCCGCCCGAAAGACTTTATTAACCCCCTTCCCCAAAACTCCCCCGCTTGGGTGTGATCGGCGCAGACCGCCGCCCAGGGAGAGTGAGGCCATGATGCAGGGGTCCGACTTCGTTTATTATTCCACCCGGTGCCGCAAACAGCGGTTGATGGCCGACGCCTCAACCCACAGCCGCGCACGCGCCGCCCATCGCAAGCTCGCCGCCGCCTATGCGGACCGCGCCGCCCTCGCGATGCTCAACAGCGATTAGAGCGCTACACGATAAGTCTGAATCGTCATTGCGAGCGCAGCGAAGCAATCCATCTCACAGCATTGGATTGCTTCGCTGCGCTTGCAATGACGGCGTGGGTCAAAGCCAAATGATCGCAATCTGACGCAGCACCTGCACCTGCCGAAGAACCGAACGAAATCCGAACAATCCCGCCTCAGCGCCTGTCGGGACAATAGAACAGGCGAGCGCATACCGCTGCCCGCTATCCCACCCCCTCCGCACGCCCCCTCTCCACCCGCACCCCCTCGATAATCGCGTCCACCCGAGCAATCGCATCCGGACTGTCCGGCCGCTCGACCGTCGCCCCTGCCGCCGCCTGCCGCATCGCCAGCATCGTGTCGCGATGATAGGCCAGCAGGCGCAGCGCCACGGCCATGTTGCGGCTGCGCTTCACCTTGCGCGTCTTCACCGCCCCCTCGGCATCCAACGTGATATCCTCCACCTCGCTGCCGAACAATATTTCCCGCATCAACAGCAGCTCGATCTCCTCATAGCCCATGACCAGCGCCTCAGCCCACGCCTGCGCAAAGACCGGATCAGCCTTCTTCCGGCGATAGGCGCCCGTCCGGCTCTTGCCGATCACGCGCGCCGCCTCGCTGGCATTGCACGTCTCGGCCAGCGTCTCCAGGAACAGCCGCTCGTCCGCCTCGCTCCACCCGTCGCCACGCACCTTGCGCATCTGCGCCTGCGTGCCGCCCGCCATTGCCTGCCGCTGCGGCACCATCTCGCCCCGCTTCTTCCTCGCCGCCAT